GACGGCCAGGCGGGCCAGGATCAGTTCACGTCGGAGGAAACTCATGCTTCAAACAGCAGGATCAGCATGATCTCGCCGTCAGCCTCGCCGCCGGGCGACGGCAGCGGCTGGTAGGTTTTTATCCGCCACGTCTGCCCATTAAGAAGGATCGTACCTTCCGGCAAATCCGACACCAGAACGCCGGCTTGCTCGAGTTCGCGGGCCCGGACCCGCGCCACGGGTCGGACGGTTTCGATCTGCGTGCGTGGATCGGGGATGCTGACGCCGCTGGTCTTGTCCATGGCGGTGACGGTTGCGGACTGTCCACCGGCGGATGCGATGGTGGCCGATACCCCGAGGGTATTATAAATCGGATCATAGTGATTAGATTGCCAATCGATCATGGCGGGTTGGCCGGGTTGGCCACGATGGTGAACTTGATATCCTCTGCGCCCGGTGGATTAGAGGCGCGCAACGAGGCAAATGCCGCGCCGGGTTTTGTGTCGGCCGTATCGAAGTCAGCTTTCCATTTCCCATCGGTCTGCATCAACATATCGATCGGCTCATCCGTCGAAGTCACGCCATTCGTATGCGGATAATTCAGATAGAGCTTGATCGATGATGGCGTGACTGGGTTGCCATCATCGTCCTTCGGCGTTGACGTGAACACCAGGAGCTGCCCGCGAAAGACTTTGGTGGTCATCAGTGGCACCCCATTTCCGCATCCAGCATGGCGCTATCGATCTCGACGTTGAGGGCATCGGCGGCCATGATCGTATTTAGTTCACCAGCGCTCATCAGCGTATTAAGTTCGTTGGTAGCGAGAAGCATATTCAATCCGCCTTCCGTCATTTCCGCGTTGAGATGGCAGATCGTGATCGGCAGCACATAGCCGTCGGTCGTTTTTACGACAAGCGGGGCGACTGTGCTGAGAGCAAGCGATCCGACCGGGACGGTGAGCTTAGTTCCGATACTGCGTTGCGGCGTATTTCCAGTGAGCGAGAGCAACGCCGTTGCCGGCCGCAATTGTCCGCCGAGCTGAACGTTTGGTATCTGCCCCGATAGCGTCAGCGACCCGGCCGCCGGGATATTGCGGAAGTTGCGCAGCAGAATTGGCGTGCCGCCGGATAGCGCCAGCGTCGCACTTGCCGGCATGAAGGCGACGCCGACATCGCGGCTTGGTGTTTGCCCGCTTAAGGATAGCGCCGCTGCCGCCGGCGATAGCCGTATATCGATCTTTGCAACCGGCGCATTGCCGGTCAGCGTTAATGCGCCCGCGGTCGGTTGCTTTGTTACGACGCCGCCGACGCTCGGAGCGGCTGCCGATAGTGTCAGGCTGGCAACCGACGGGACTAGATAATAGCCGCCCGCGAGGTTGGATATTGTCCCGCTCAGCGTCAGCGAACCGACAGCCGCGACCAGCGGCATATTTTGAACGACTGAAGGAACCGCACCAGTTAGCGCCAGCACACCCGCAGCAGGCGCAACCTGGAATGTCGTCTTTAGCGAAGGCGCAAGGGCCGATAGTGTGAGGCTTGCGGTGTTCGGATAAAGCGCGCCGCTCAGCAGCACGTTCGGCATTTCGCGGGTCAGCGTCAGCGACCCAACGGCAGGAATGAAGATATAACTGAACGTCAGAGCCGGTATGTTACCGGATAGTGCCAGCGCTCCCACTGCTGGCGTCTTGAAGAGGCTTTGACTGAGGCTCGGTGCAACACCAGTTAAGGTCAGTGACCCAACAGCAGGCGTCGCAATAGTATTCTGGACGACTGCGGAAACCGTTCCGCTTAGCGTCAATGACGCAACGGTCGGAACCTTGACGGTATTCTGAACGCTGGTCGGGATCTGCCCACTTAAGCTAAGCGACCCAACCGTCGGGATCTTGTTGTTATTGACCGCCGCAACCGGCGTCTGTCCGCTTAACGTTAGCGAACCGACCGCAGGCGTTACATTGATGTTGATGCCAGCCGAGACGACTGGCGTCTGACCGCTTAACGTCAACGTACCGGCGGCAGGGACAAAGGTAACACCGCCGACGACCGCAGTAATTCGCGGGGTTACATCATAACCGGCAAGCGGACTGCCGCCCGCATACACCCGGAAATCAAGAGTGTCATTATTCGCCAGATGGGCATTGTCGAGAACGATACCGAATTCAATTTCGGTATAAGACAAGCCCGGTATGTTGATCGCACCGGTCTCGCCGGTCTCGTCATACTGACCAATAATAAACTTGAGCGACGAAGCCGCCGAAGTAAGAGCAAGCGCTCCGGCTGCCGGGGAGAAACTGACACCGGCCGTTGCCGTCGAAACTGTGCCGGATAGATTCAGGCTGGCGGCGGATGGTGTTAACGAAATGCTCTGCTTCAGCGTCGCGGTCGTGCCGCTCAGCGTCAGCGATCCGACACCCGGAATCTTTGCGCTATCCTGAACACTGCTCGGCGCTGACGACGATAGTGCGAGCGCGGCAACGGTTGGAACAATAGAGAACGCCAGGCTTATGCTCGGCGTATTGCCCGATAGAGCTAGAGCTGCAACGGCCGGCGTCTTGATCGCGCCCTGCAGCAACGCAGGTGCGGCCGACGATAGCGCAAGGCTGGCGGCCGCCGGTAATGCTGCGGCAATAAGTTCCGGCGTTACGTCATAGGATATCGCAACGCCGTTGGCATAAACCTGAAAATCTAAGCGGTCTCCAAGCGCCAGACTTGTGTAATCGAGAACAACACCGAATTCGACTTCGGTATATGACGGGGCCGGCGCCAGAGTAATGCTGGCAGTCTCGCCGGTCTCGTCATACTGACCAGCGACAAACGTTACTTTCGCCGCCGTATCACTAGATAATGCAAGAGCAGCGCTCGCCGGGGTTGCCGGAATATTGATCGGAATCAAATTGGGCTGTTGTGCCCAGAACCCTACGCCTCTACCAGATCCTCCCGCATGCGGGCCAAGAGTCTTTGGCATGTCATGCTAGTTCAGCGATCGCCAGACGTGGAATTTTGGAATGACGGATGGCGCGACGGAGAAAGTAACACCCATCCAGAGCGCCGATGCGATTGAAGTATCCACGGAAGCCGTAGCGGTCGCGGCGATATTGACCGACGTCTGGCTCGCCGCCGTAGCGACCGCGCCACCAGACAGCCATTGCCCACAACCGTAGACTACCGAGTTTGCTCCGGCGATGCCAATCGAGCGGAACATCAGAAGATAGCGCAATAGAAATGGCGCGGTCGTAATCGAGGGGACGTAGTTCTGCGCTCCCGAAGCGCCAATGCTTACGCCGCCGATGACTGTCCCGTAACGGGGCGTGATGGTTAGCGTTCCCGCCGCACCGGTGGTGACTGTACCTCCGACAAGCAGCTCGTAGACTTTCCCCGCCCTCGGTTCCAGCGCATTGATCGGCGTGTAAACAGTCGGGATGAGAACCGTCTCAGTCGTGGCAGTGATCGTGGTGAAGTCCGCATTGATCGGTTCAGTAAGGACATCGTCGAAGTATTGTCGAGACATTGGATATCCTTCCGAGTTCAGGCGCCTGCGGTCAGACGTGGAATGGTGATGATGGTATTATCGACATCCGACCCGGCATCGGTGGATTTCACGCCATTGGTTGAGGTTGTGGTCACCGGCGCATAGGCACCGCCGTTCTTTGACATATACAGCTCGAACAATGTGGCGCCGCTCGCAGCGACATCGGTATTGGCTATGCTGAAGCGGATGCGGAATGTCGCCGTGCCCGGATTGAATGCCATCTAATTGGTATCCTCTAGCGCACCCCATGTCGGTGTTGCATCTGCTGCGCCAGTGTCGGTGCGAAAGCGAAAATGTTTTTGTCTAAGAGGCGGCGGGGGTAGCATCATTGGCATCATGGGCATTACATCGGGCGCTAATTGCATTTGCAGCGGATCAAATGCGAATTTCGTTCCTGTCAATGTTCCGTAGTTTGCATTCACACTAAGGTCGGGCTCAGGTGACTCAGTTCCGCCAAGTGGCCAATATGAAACAATCGACTCAGGGCGAATCGTGCCCGCGCGTCGGCCTAGACTAAGTTCAAGCATTTCTCTTGCTGTCAAAATCACATTCCAAATTGCGACATCTGACAAAGCCCCGCCAGCGGCAATTGGGATAGTCCCGTCAATCCTCTGCCCGAGACGCGGTGGAATCGTATTTGTTGTTGTATTTCCGGCGAGACTATTAAAGCTTGCAGTTGCCACCCCAGCATTTATTCCTTGTAAATAAAAAACGCAACCGGACGCAATACCGGAGCCTGAGTATGTCACGCCGAAAGGCACCCATATATTATTAAGTGCTGTTCCCCAAGTTAAGGGGACATTTGCCATAGATTGCTCGATAGCAGTGGCGGAATAACTATTGACCAGAAAAAAATCCAAAATACCGCCGCTGCTATTCGACCGCGACAATTCCCATCCTCTAAAGCCAGACGCGGTATCAAGATGTCCGACCAAACAGTTGTAGGAGAAATCGGTTAAATATCCCCAACCAGCAACACTGAATGGATTGTTATAATTAAAATTTATCGGCGTGACGCTAGCGCCAACAATCTTATCAGTAGAGCCGTTGAAACTTCTGGCCATATCTAAATAATAGATCGGTTATATGTGCGATACTGACAAGTATTGCCCGACGAGGCAAACGCCACGCCGCCGCCGTTATACAATACAAATTTATATCCGCAGCCCTTGGCCGGTAGTGTCAATCTGATCGCAGTGCCTTCTTGCGCCTGCGTTGCGGCAACGATGCCAACGCTCTGCCCGGTGTAGTTACCTGGTGGAGTCCCAGCTGCGGATGTACCAAATCTGCCGTCACCATAAGTCGAGGCATCCTTGTTCAGTGGATAGATATAAATGCCGATAAAGTTTGGCGCCAAGAATCCGGCCGATGCGAGCACAAAACTCACGTCGCAAAACATGTCGCCATTGGTGTTGGTTAACGCCAGATCGGACAGGATCGAATTGCCACTGGCAATACTATTGAGTGTCGCCGTACTAAATGCATCGGCATATGCACCGGGCGTCGTCCAGAGTTCGGTTGCCATCGTTATACGAGCCCCGCGTTTGCCGCGTCCGAAGTCGAAAGATTGCCCGGTCCCTGCGATCCATAAGTCGGATAGGAATAGGTAAAACACCAATCGACATTGCTTGGCGTATCGAATTGCGTCGTCAGCGTTACAAGGTTGGCCCGCGTCTGCGATCCGGCGCCGAATGTTGCCAGTAGCGTCGTGCGTGTTGCCGTGCCGACTGAGCCATCGGTCGTACCCAGCATGAAAATATCACGCACGTTCTGACGCTGCACATCGGTTAGCGCCGCCCACTCGCTTGCCACCAGACAATTATAAAGTTTGTAGGTCGGGATCAGCATCGGCTGCGCTGCGGGCGCGACTTTCCAGCCGTTGATGGTCGTGACTTTCTGAGGCGTACTCCAGGCTGGGTTCAGCCCGGTGCCGACAACGCCCGGCGGCGGCTGCGTCGGGTTATTCCATGCCGCTATGAGCGTGTCATAATAGGCCATTCACCCAACTCCAAATGTAGCCGTCGGTGGCGTGATAACCATGGGCGCATCCGGCTTCGGCTTGACGCGCAACTTTGGCGATTCAGTCTTGATGCAAAGCTGTGCCCCGTCATGCACGACCTCGCGGCCTTGCTCTGTTTGTTTTTCTTCCATGGTCAGCCCGCGAGATTGAAAATACCCGTCGCCGCCGGCGTGATGGTCAGCGTATTATTGATGGTCAGGTTGAACTGCGCCGTTGACAGTTGGCTATAGCAAACCAGTTTGCGGGCGATGGCCGAAGCACCCGAGGCCCATATCACCGCAAACTTGATGTTAGAGATGGTGCCGCCAGTGCCGGTCCACACCGTCGCCGCCGCATTAAACCGCATCTGCCCGCCGGATGCGCCGGCCGTCCAGGTCTTCGACGCCAATGCCTTGCCCGATGACGAATAGCCGTTCGCCTCCGTTACCTCGTTGGTAATGCTCGATATGATGGACAGCGTTGCCGTCGCGGCATTCGATGCCGATGTGTAAAGGGCGATACGGAAGTTGCCACTCCCGAGATTGATCGGGAACGCTTGCCCGAGGTTACGTTTGAATTTGTTATAAAAGGTCCACGCACCGACTGCCATTTTATTTCTCCTCTTCTATTTCCAATTCCGCGCCAGTGCGGATGATGGTTGCGATAAGTCCTGGACCGTGCACGTGTAGTTGAAACAACTCGCCACGTTCCTTAACAAGCTGCAAGAAGTCCTCGGCCTGCTTGGCCTGCCAAACAGAACAGACAAACCGTTGCGCCAAGTCGTCTCGTCCCTTTGGCCTACACCACACACTCATGGTTCTTTCATTGTTGTTTTCTGCCTGCTCGTAGGCGTGGTGATCGCCGTCAAGCCAGCATGAGTCGAGGCCGAATATTTCAAGCCGCTGGAAGCCGAGCATGCGCATCAGCGATATGGCGCGCATCGTCACGGTCACGCCGATGGTCACCGGGTTATGCCGCTTGAAATAGTAGGAATCCAATAACTTGATCTCGTCGTCGCCTGCGCTCAGTGCGTGCCAAATAGTGACGATGCGGTCGCGGCATATCTCGAATGTCCTCGGATGACATTGCGATGCCAGCAGATAATGGCAGTCATGCACCGGCGTTTCGACAAACCGCGCATTGAACTCGCGTGCGTCCATAACCACCGCGGCATGCGGGCGGATATTGTGATCGACACACCATTGATAGGCGCCGTTGACCGTGAACACTTTGCCGCCGGTGCGCCAGATCGTTTCGACCAGCTCTTTCTCCGTGCTCTTGAGCGACGGCCCGCCCGCTACCAGAATAGCCACGTCGGGGTTGGGGTCATACGGCATCGCCTGCGGCAAGCCACGCTGAATGTTCTGGCGAACCTGTTCGAGCAATTGCTCATCGGTGACGTTGACGCGGCAGTCCGGCGAGAACGCAATCTCCATGACGCGCTTCGGATCAAACGGGATGACGTGCGTCTGCGCCGCGTCGTGCCTCATCGTTGCACCACGTAGAGGCCCGTTCCGCACAGGTCACGCGCCTCGATAAGATTGCCCAAGGTAGCGATGCGATCACGCCACCAGACGAAATTCTGCACGGTCAGATGCAGCGGCTTACCGATGAATTTTCCGTAGCCATCGTCATGCAAGGCGATCTGCAGCCAAGTCGTCCGGCACGCCTTGAAGATGCGGTCAAGCGCCAGCATGGTGTATTCGGGCGGCAGGTGTTCCATCACGTCGCAGCAGAAGCCGTAATCCCAACCGAACTTGTTGTTGATGGCCCAATTGTCCCACAGCGCCGCCCGAATGAACCGCGTGCGGTCAATCTGTGGATCTAGCGCGGCGTCAGTCAGATCGAGCCACGAAACCCGAAAGCCAAGGTTGGCGAACTTCATCCCAGCCACCCCGGCGCCGCAGCCGATGTCGATGAGGCTAGCCATGGCAACCGGCTCAAGCACCTCGATGAAGCGCTCGACATTATCCAGGCCAGGTGAATATTTGCTGTATTCTGGGTAGCTCCATATTTCCTCATACTTGAGTCGTTCCGGCGCGGTGCTGTCGTTGACGTGCAGAGTCATTCCGTTCTCCTGAAAGCAAAGGCACCGATATCCTCGCGACCCGCGTATATTTCCATGTCGCTGTCCGCAATCAATTCAAATCCCGAATCGCGCAGCATGCTGACCAGTCCATGCCGAGTGAAATACCAGCAGTGTTCGTCCTTGCGGTAGTGCTTCGAGCGCAAGACGTGCTCGGCATCGCGGAAGATAGGCACCGCCAGGAACAGCCACTGCTGCACGTTGGCCAGCAACGGCCGGAAATCATGCATGTGTTCGAGCACGTCCCACATCGATATGGCCGGCACCGCCGCATCATAGGGATCGCACCACAGATCGCGTTCTTTGAGCCACGCCACACCGGCCGGATTTATGTCAAAGCCGAAAGTCGGGGCAATTGCATTGCGTCTTTCGATGAATGCACCGGAACCGATGCCGATATCGACCATCCAGCCGCGATAGTATTGCTCGACAAATTCAACCCGGCCCGCCATCAACTCCCTGCCTATCGGGCTGTCTGCCTGCTCGGCAAAGCGATCGAAATAGGCCTGGTCGTAAGGCGACTCCGTTACTGGGAAATAGCCGACTCCAATTTCTGGGAACCATTGCAGGCTGCGCTCGGCAATGTGCTCGTGCAGCGTTGGTCGAGGAAACGGCAGAATTGTTGCATCAGGTCCGGGATGGTCTTGCTGCATTCGTGCCGCATGTTCGTGCATTGACAGAAATTCCCTGGGGTTGCGAACGCGATGCGCGAACAGTCCAGCCGCGGATCGAGCACGCGGTGTGGAGCATTATGCCCGCCCTGGCCGCCGAGTATGACAAAACAGTCCTTCTTCAGCGCCAGTGATGCCGGCACAATGAACCCTACACCGCCGATGACGATGTCCGATGCCGCCAACAGCGCCAGCATATCCATTGCCGGCAGTTCACCGTGCATGAATTCCGTATCGCCTTTGGGCGGTTGGCCGACGAAGTATTCTTCCCGGCCCACAACATCGGCCACGCAGACGATGTGGTGCGTCGGCCGCAACGCTTCGACAATATCGAGTAGATATTGCGGCTCGGGGTTGCGCGCCGAATTAAACCATTCGCTCCTGAGTGTAACCGGACGCACGAAAGCAATAGGCTTGTCAGTCTTAACCGGCACTGCTGGCAATCGCGGCAAATAGAACAACTGTGGATCGAGTTTTATGCCGAACGACTGTTCCATGCCGACGATGATGCAAAGGCCCATCTGGAAGGCATGCTGATAGCTGTTGCGCACCCTCTGAAACCGTGTCGGCCGTGGTTGCCAGACAACGCGGCTCCTGGCGATGTTCTTATTCTGCGTGCGCAGGTGCGAATACCCGCCCATCGGCCTGACAAACTTGATCGGCAAATCGGCATATAATTCCGGCCACGACGTTTCCAGCCAGATATTGTTGGTTCGCGATAGCGCATGAATAAACGGACGCTGGAATATATTGTCGCCCAGCCCCTGCATGCCCAGAACGTGCAGATCAGGCTGCGACCTGGGCAGCGGCGGCATGGTCCTCCAGGTTCACGATCGGCCACAGTGTCAGAGCACTCCCCGGCGAGGCGTTGACGCATTCAATGTTGAGCCGAGCCAGGTCTTCGGCCACCTTCGGCAAGTCGGTTTGCTGCCGGCTCCAGCAATTCGCCGTCACCTTCCACGGATGCGGCGGGTGGTGATGGATTTTCCCATCCGGCCCGGCCTTCTGGTCGATGCCGAGCAAAACGATCTTGCTCACGCCCAGATGCACCGCCAAATTGATGCCCGCAGTTAACGTGGTGTTCTTCACCATCAGCGTATGCGTATCAGTGGCGAGGCCTAACGAAGTCTTGCGGATCACGTTCAACACTGGCGGCGGCCCGTTGGCAGCGCTTGAACAGCTGACCACCTTGCCGGTGAAATTCATCAGTGCCTTGCGATGATGCAGGAACCAGCGCATGTCGGCAAAGACGACGTATTGCGCCCAGGGCACCGCAAGATATGAGCTGTTGATGGCAATAACCTTCTTGTCGCGGATGAGTTCAAGGTTCTGCGCAAGCAACGAAGTCCCACCACCAACGATATAGCCCACTTCCCCTTTCCAGGCAGGTTCGATCCGCCAGTTCAAACAATCAGCCTCTTGTATTGCTGGATCATGTCGTTGGCATTGGGCGGCAGAACCAGGCTCTCGGGAACGCCGCCCTGTGCTGCGGTTAAGCGGAAACGGTTGAAATAGTCACCGAATGTAACCGTCGTATCGCTGTGCGTCGTGCTGCGGATGGCTGGATCGCGCCTTGCGGCAAACCGTTGCGCCCTTAACGTCTCGATGCACGCCTGCGATAACAACGCAGGGGCTCCGTCGGGCAAATCATAACCGCCGCTGTATTGCACAATCACCTCGCCAGCCCAATGACTGTTGACCGACGAATAATAGGACCATGACCACGAACCCGATATCAGCCAGAGCAGACCGGCATCCATGTCCAATTCATAGCCGCCTGCATCGATCGGCTGACCGCCGACCGTTATGGAGTTGAATTGCGTGACCGGAAACTGCCGCAAGTTCAATCCACGTACCGGATCGTAAAACGACATGCGGAAGCTTTCGGAAACCGTAAGCAAAGCGAAAGTCCGGTCGCACAATGCACCGATCATGCGCGACACCCTGGTAATGTTTTCCGCCATAATAGCATCGTCGGCGGTATTGCCGGTTATCCCGAGCGACATATTGACCGCATCGACCGTGGTCAGGTCATAGACCGGCGCGGTTGGTTCTAGGACAGTGACAAGGGATTTTCTCATGGCTCGTACCTGCCGGTTGGACCTTGCGGGCCGGGCGGACCCCTTTCGCCGTCCTTACCGTCGCGGCCTTTCCTGACGAACAATTGCCAGTCTTTCGAATCACCCGGCTTGCGCTTTGTAGCTTCAACCGTGCACACCCAGCCGGAGCTATCACGCGAGACCATGTCATCGAGGCAATATTCCTCGTCATGCTTCCATGGTCCGCGATAACGGCCACGTGATGGGCCGGCGCCGTCCATTCCTGGCGGACCTTGCGGACCCGGCTCGCCCTTTTCGCCATTGTTTCCCGGCGCACCGTCCTTGCCGTCCTTGCCATCACGACCGTCAGGTCCCGGATTGCCGCGTGGACCTTGCACCCCGATTATTGATGAACCCGGATCACCCTTTTCACCCTTCTCGCCCGGGTCGCCCTTTTCCGGCTTGCGCGCCTCCAGCGCAGCAATGCGCTGTTCTTGCTGCATTACGATCGCTCTATAGGGTGCAACGTGTTCCTTGATGATCTCGGCAATCTCACGCCCGAAACTGTCCTCAAGTTGCATGACTGAGGCTCCTGCGGATAGCGTCGAGCAAGGCGCGCTGATTGATTTGTGCCGGGGCGACTGGACTTGGCATCGGCGCCGGTGCCTCCGGCAAAGCCGGCGCATTGGCGCGGTTGGCCAGCGCATCCAATGTGAACATCTGCTGCTGGGCCATCGGCGACTCGCCGCCGGTTACGTCGATGTAACCCAGCACCCGCCGCGCTTCATTGGGTGAGAGGATGCCTTTACTCACCGCTTCCGCTAGCACCGTGATCTGTGTCTGCGAGTCCATGCGGAACAGGCCGGTGAGATCGAATTCGGCGCGGTAGCCGGCATCGATCAGCCCGAGGCCTTCCGACAGCGTCAGTTCAATATGCTCGATCAGGCTTTGCAGGCATTGCTTGTAATACTGCAGGTCGAGCAATTCGGCGTTATTGTAATTGGGCGGATCCTTGACCCCGACCATGAAGGCCGGGATGCCGAACGCGGTGCAAATCGTCTCATCGCTATGCTTGAGCTGCTCGATCAATTGGCTGTCGACGGCATTCTGCTGCAGCGGATTCCATGTCACGCCCGAGCCGAGCACGGCAACGCGGCCCTGGTTTATTCCGGTGTAGTTGCTGTTCCAGTTGTTCTGCAGTCTTTCCGCGGTGGTCTGGTCGATGTTGCCCGGCGCGGTGAGAATGCCGGAAGGTCTTGCCGCATTGCCGAAGAACGATGCTGAGAATTGCTGGATCGAAAGCCCGCGTGCCGCCGGCGCCGCGGTCGAATAGAGTGGCGACATTCCCACCAGCGGATGAAACAGGCAATTGATGCGGTCGTGCATGACCTCATCGCCAGGCACCGTGACGTGGTCTTCTTCGGTGAGGCCAGCCAGGTTGTCGGTGTTGAGCTCGTAGAATACCGAACCGTCGGCAGCCACCATCGGCTTGACCCGGTTGGGATCGAGCACATACAGGGCGCTGACGACGTTGCGATTATCGCGTTCCTTGAGAATATAGGCATTGCCGGTGCGCAGTTTTGCGATCAGCCAGCTTTCGAAGAACTGTATCCTGTTTTGGTAGCGGTTCGGCTTGTTCAGCACCGGTGAGAATGCCGAGGCGTTGGTTTCCTCCCAGACCTGATCGATCGGCTGCATCAGCTTGAGCCGCATCTTGGCGATGTCGGCGGCAATCATGCAGACGCAACGATAAAGCGTAGCGTTCTGCAACGGGTTTTCCATGCTGAGCGGCTGGTTGCGTTGCCAGGCGCCGGCAAACGGCTCACGCACGATCGGCCACCAGCCGCGGTCATAAATCGCGGTCGGCAGCATCGGCGACTGCTTGCGAACGGAAACCTCGAAGCCGAGGATCTTCACCCTTCGGCCTCGAGTTTTCGGTGCCGGTAGCGCTGCTTCTTGCGCTCCGGTGCATCGTCTTCCACGGCCAACTTGGCCGCGGCCAATACCATGCGATGCGCGTCTGACAGCGCCTCGAACATTTCACCCGCCTTCACTCTGCGGTAGTTGTATTCGAACGCCTTCAACGCGCGCATCATCATCCGGTCACCGGGCCAGCATAGGCCGCATTGGTGAGATAGAACACACCCTTGTCTCGGCCACGAACCCAGGTGATGTAACGCTCGGCACGCACGAACACCAAGTTGTTCTGGAATGCCGAGATCAGATGATAATTAGTCGCTGCCGGGGCCGAGTCCATTTCCACTGAAGCCTCTCGCGACACGTCGATCTGCAGGCCGCCCTCATCCGCCACGAAGACTGACGGTGGATGCAACGCGGTAATCTGCCCGGCCGGCGAGTTGTTCGAGGTAATCACGTTGACCCCGAAGACATTGCCGCCATTGCCGTTGATGTTGGGGAACTGCATCACCCCCAGCGTCGTCATCATGCTGCCAATCGCCGTCGCCAGCACTGGCTGCATTATCAACGTCAGGTTATCAGTCGGGATATTATACTCCTGGAAGTGGAACAGGATTTGCCGGATGTCATGGATCACCGCCGCGATATCGGTACCGGAAGCCGCGTCGCTGTCGGCACCGTTGGTGATCGAGGCCGGCGACACCCCAACTACTGCGGTGACCGTCGGCTTGATGAACTGCTCGTCGAGGAACTTGGCGATACCTTTTGCCAAATTATCCCGCACCAGCATTTCCACGGATGGGCTGGAGAACCTTGCAAGTTCGTCAGTAACGCCCATGATGCACGCCGTCTTGGCAAAGCTCAACGAGACGGTATCGAACGAACCGGCCGCCACCGGCTTGGATGCGCCCTCCCCGACCCAGGTTGCCGTGATCACCGAGTTTTCGCGCGGGATACGCGAATTGAACGGCACCCGCGTTAGTCCGGGAATGCGGCCCATGAAGGTCTGCGGCACCAGAAATTCCAGGAATTCGGCCGTCAGGTTTTGCGGATAGACCAGGACGCCTGCCCATGCCGGCGTCGCAACCGTACCGGTGGCAACCGCCGCCTTGATATCCATTTCAATTTGCGGCCATTGCCCGCAATATTGCCGTGCCACCGAGATTACGTCGCGATGATACATATCGGCGTGCGACTGGCAGGCTAGCCGTTTGATCAGGCCAATGCCCGGCGGCAACGTCGGTGCCTTCACCTGGATCGATTGTGAATGCATCTCGATGCCATCGCCGTTCGATACGGGTTTTGCCGTATTGATCAATTCTTTCTCGATCAGCCGACAGTCTCTCAATTCGCGATCGATTGACGTAATCTTGGATTGGTGTTCGTCGAATTGAACCACTTCGGCCTCATCCTTGGTGCGGTCTTCATCCGCAACCGTCTTCTGAATTGCGTCACGTGCGGCCATTTCGGCGGCGCGTGTTGCCTCGAGGTGTTTCATCCTCTCGGCGTTGGTTGTCGTGGCCATAGTCCTGGCCTCCAATTTGATGGAACGGGATGCCGGAACACCGGCGGGCTGATGGCCGGACACGGCCGGTTTTGCCTGCGTTTCGCCGGACACGGCGCGTAGGCCTTGATCGATGGCGCGAATTGTATGGATGGACGCTTCGGCATTGGCCGGAATGGTGACGGCGGACAATTCGAGCCATTCCCATTCGTCGTATTGAATGCCCCCGCCTTTAAGGTGCGTGACCTTGTCGGCGACCGATTGAAAGCCGATCGACACCGCCCGCACCAAGCCAAGCTTGATGCTTTGCCACGCCTCGTCGAGCCGGTCTTTCAATTTGCCTGGTTCGGTCGATTGGGCAATCTTGGCGCGGAAAGGAATGCCGTCGTCCCTAGCCTCGGCCCAGACAACATGGCCGATCGGCTCGCCCGACTTGTGTTGCCACAGCATCGGCATCGGCAAGTCGAACTTGGCACCGCGCGGCTTGACGACATCGCCAACGCGATCGACCGTCGGCGTCGAGGCAACGCCTTCGATGATGCGTTGCTCGTCGTTGAGCGACTTGATATCCAGCACCGAATAGGCGCGATTGAGTGTCATGGGTTTGTCCTTATGCAAGACCGCGCACTGATGGAAGAAGTGCTAACGCGCAACGGCTTTACCGGCGCAACCTGGATTGAATCAGGGACTTATCTCGGCGACACGACCGAGTTTTTATCATGCTCGGCGAAAATGGTTTACAGCATAGAGCCTGGCGATAGGTTATTCCTCGAGGCGCATAAGCGTTTCAAGCGCCACGCCAACGTTAGAATCATCAACGGCTTGAGCGAAAATGTTTTGCCCGAGTTATTGCCGCACATAGCCGGCAACGTTTGTTTTTGGTTGGACGGCCATTACTCCGACGAGCTCACCCATAAAGGCCCGCAAGACACGCCGATTGTCGATGAGTTGGCGTGCATTGCCGACAACCTGGCGCGCTGGTCAAAGGTGGTGGTTTTCATAGACGACTTGCACCTGTTTACCGGCAAACAACATGTTTATGGCCCCTATCCGCACCTAGATGCGGTTACGGCCTGGGCAGAGAATCACGCAATGACCTGGCACACCGAAAGCGATATTTTTGTATGTCGAAACTTTCAGCCGACAAAGAACATCTGAAACGCCGGTGCCTCGTCGGGCTTGTTCTGCATGACCAGCGCGGCATCGAACATCGCCATCGCGCAGTCGATCTTGGCGTCGCCGGCATTCTGCTTGGTGGCTCTGATAGCCGTCGCGGTCGGCTCTATCTTGACGTTACCAACGCACCAGGACATCAGCGCCGAGTCGCTATGCCAGAGCGTGCCGTTGGCCAGCTTGCGCTCGCTGCCCTTAATCGCGTTCATCATCTGGTAGCCTTGCGGCGCGCCGATCAGGTTTTTGTCGGCGGCGGAGATTCCGATTTTTCCGAGTTCGTCCACGAATTCACCGAGGCCAGCAGGGTCAACAGCGACAGCCGCCAGAAGATTTCTTCGCTTGATGTCGGAAATGATCGCAATGATGGCGGTGATGTCATCCAGTTCGTCTTGGACAATTGTCAGTTCTCCATTAGTCTGGAAATCCTGCAGCGTTGCCGCGATGGTTTGCCTTCGCTGCAGGACGCTCTCGTGACACCAAGCATGCGACCAAGCCAGCCAATGTTTGGTCTCGCGGCAACGTCCGAGAGTACAAAGCCCAAA